GTTTTCTTACGTCACGCGCAACTTTTGAGGGTTTTTAAAGGGTGTCATACCAATTTTGTGAAGCAAAAGTACTGGTGGACGAACTAAAATAAAGACGTTCTAAAAGGCCTCTAAAACGCCCGTAGAACGATTTTATGGCATGGGTGGTATATTAACCCTTAAACGGTATTAAAAACGACATACGACGCTATTATGGGGCCTTTAGGAGGCGATACTATGAATTAGGGATAAACGCCCTTTACCTATAAGAAGCACACCCCCACTATTCGGAAAGTGGGGGCATGCTATACCAAACGGAGAGGAGTAATGATGAGTGGTTAAGAATCCGTATTATCAGCAGAACAATGGGCGGTTACCAAGCGACCCTCCGAATTATTTAGGAACAGTGGCAAGGGAAGTTTGGCGCAAAATCATTCCGTTTTTAGAAAACACAAATAAAATTCAACGCATTGATACGTTCTTGGTTGAAACTTACTGTACGAATTATGAAATTTACAAAAAAGCCTATGAAGACATTAAAGAAAACGGTATTCAAACAGAAATAATAAAAGTCATTCAAGCACAAGGTAGCGGTGAGATTTTAGGCGAGCAGTCGATGGGATTTAAAAAGAATCCAGCAGTTGTTGTTATGAAAGATGCTACTGAAACGCTTAACAAGATAGGTATTCAGTTAGGTTTGACTCCTAAAGGACGAGCTGAATTGATGGAAATTGCAGGCGAGGAAACGAACAAGGCTTCAACAGCAGATATGCTGAAGGAATTTTTGAACAGTTAAAAAAAAGAGGTGAGGTTTTTATTTCCCCATCTCTTTTAGTTGTTTTTCGATAGCTTTTTGAACTATCTTAGCTTGCGGTATCATTGTTTCTTCTGATGTCTCTTTTAGTTTATCCAACAGCTCTTCATCAAGCGTGAACGTCATACGTTTTTTTGCCATGTCAACCTCCTTTTTTTAATATAATACAATAAAAGTATTGCATTGTAAAGAGGATATGTTATAATTATATTGTAAAGTTAAGTAAATACAATATAATATAACGAAAGGGCAAAAATGACAAGTGGCATTAGAAGAACCAGCGAAATGTTTTTAAGCGAAATATATGATAAATATGGTTCGGAATATACTGTATTGAGCGAATATAAAAAAGCTCACGAAAAAGTTTTAGTTAGGCACGAGAAGTGCGGTTGCGAGTGGGAGATAAAAGCTAATAGTTTACTAAGAAAAGCTCGTTGTCCAATGTGCAACGGCGGTGTTTCTTTTAGTGAAAGCGAGTTTAAAAGACGACTTTTTAAAAAGTACGGTGATGGTTATATCTTGATTGATAGATATACCAATGCTCGTAAAAAAGTTACGTTTTTATGTAACAAATGTCGCTATTATTTTAATATGACCCCAGATAATATATTAAGAGGGCATGGTTGCCCTCGTTGTTTCAGGAGTAGAATTTCAGAGCGGTATTCCAAGAGTGACAAAGATTTCAAAAATGAGGTAAAAAATCTTGTTGGAAATGAGTATATATTTTTAGATAAATATTCTACAGGAAGAAAGAAAATGAGGTGCAAGCATGTTAGATGTGGAAATGTTTACATGGTTACACCAAACAATTTTTTGAGCGGTAAACGTTGTCCGTTTTGTAAATCTAGTCGTGGTGAAGCAGAAGTTAGAATGTACTTATTGGAAAAAGGTGTATTTTTCGAGGAGCAGGTCAGATTTGATGATTGCCGACACAAAAAGCCTTTACCTTTTGATTTTTATTTGCCAACAATGAACACGTTAATTGAGTTCGATGGCGAACAACACTTCCAACCTATTGAACATTGGGGCGGAGAAAGGAGCTTCTTAGAAATACAAAAGAGAGATAAAATAAAAACTGATTTTTGTTTATCTAACAACATAAAACTCATTCGTATCAGCTATATGGATGATGTAAAGGAGGTGCTTGAAAATCAGATTGAATAACTCACATGATGTTATCAGTGCTTATAAAAGCGCTGATTTTTCATTTATCCGCAAGAAATATCAAGATCCAGGTACTAAATACGCTTTTTCCGTGCTAGACGGCGATGTTATCACTGGCTATTATATCAAGTTAGCTTGTTATAGGCATTTACGAGACTTGCAAAGGCAAGGAGACAACGATTTCCCATTCATCTACTCGTTGACTGAATTTAACAAGTTTTTGAAATTTGTTAGGCTTGTTCCTAACGTGGATAACCTCAACGAGAAGTTAGAATTAATGGATTGGCAATATTTTATCTTCAGCCAAATGTTCGGCTGGTTTGGTCTTGACGAATTGCCAAGGTTTACTAATATCGTCTTGTCGATGGCACGTAGTCAGGGGAAAACAATGATAGCTGGGATTTCCATGAACTACTCTTTTCTCATTGAGACTATTGGGCTATCCAATCAGGACTACCTTATTAGTTCGCTAAACCACGACCAAACCATGAAGCTATATACTTATGTTAAGTCGATGATGGCTAAAATTGTGGAGAATGAGCCGTTCAAGTCTTTGGCGGAAGAGATGGGTTTGAAACTTTATTCGAGAGAGATCAAAGCTCTAACTGATAGCAATTCTATTTGGACTATCAGTTTTGAAAGCGGGAAATTTGACTCAAAACACTTTCGTCTTGCTGTTGCTGATGAGGTAGGCGAGTTAAGGAATGACGAGGGAATTTCTAAAATCACCTCAGGGCAGGTAAACACAGACGGTTCACGTTTCATTGAAATCTCTACCGCATATACAGTGCCAAATGTTCCTTTTCACCAAGAACAGAAAAAGCTGATTGAAATTATGGAAAATGATGATGACAGAGCTGGAGATGACCAACTCTGTTTAATTTGGTGTCAAGATGACTTAGAAGAAACTTTCGAGCCAGAAACCTGGGCTAAAAGCAATCCACTTTTAAATCACCCAGAATTAAAAGACAGCCTTATGAAAGGCTTACTTTCTGAACGTGATAAGAAAATGCTTATGGGTAACCTCGCAGACTTCCAAGTTAAAAACATGAACTGCTGGCTACTTGCTGACAGTAACAGCTTTCTTGATTTGAAAGATATCGAAAACGCAGTTATCCCAGAGTTTGATATACGAGGTAAACGCGTTTATGTCGGTCTTGATGCGTCAATGTTTAGCGATAATACAGCAATTGGCTTTGTTTACCCATATTTGGGCGAAGATGGCAGTCAAAAGTGGCACGTTGAACAACACAGCTTCATTCCTTGGCAGCAAGCAGGAAGCATTGAAGCCAAAGAGAAGCAAGACGGGGTCAACTATCGTGAGTTTGAAAGGAAAGGCTTTTGTACGATTACAAGCCATCCACAAGGTCTTATCAATCCAGAGGAAGTTTATCGCTGGTTTATTGATTATGTCGAAGACAACGCACTTGACGTTGTCTTTTTTGGATATGACGCGATGAACATGTCTAAGATTGTTAAAGCATTAGAGACTAACACAAGTTTCCCTTTAATGCCAATCAGACAGCGCACAAGTGAGCTGAAAGACCCAACTAAGTTCTTACAGACGCTATTTATCGAAGGTAACATCACGCGCATTGATGATGAAATCATGCGAAAAGCCTTAATAAATGCAGTTATCAAAGAAGATAACATCGGTATTCAGGTCGATAAAATGAAATCCACTTACAAGATTGACGTTGTGGATGCTCTTATCGATGCTTTTTACGATGCCATGTACGCATTTGAAGACTATGCAATCACAAACAATCCAACATGGAAAGTCGAACATATGAGCCAAGAGGCAGTTTTAGCATGGCTAAAAAACCCAGAAAGTGGGCTATTAGAGGAGTATTAATATATGATTTTGAAGTTTTTTAAGGCAATTTGGGCTATTTTCGACATTTTAATGTTCATTTTAGCTGCAATTTCACTCAATATAACCACTTACCACCTTGGCTATGTATGGTTTGGCATTAGCATGACAATCACGTTCATACTAGCAGGGTTGGTTAGTGAACTAGCTTCGAAAAATAGCTAGAAAGGAGGTGATAACAAATGCCAATATTTAATTTAGCAACAGAAAGCCCACCAGATAATCAAGGTGGCTTCTTTGATATTTCTGATCCAGAGTTTTTAGCTACTTTGAATGGTAGTGAGTGGGTATCAGCTGAATCCGCTCTTAAAAACTCAGACTTGTTCTCTATTATCAATCAATTATCTAACGATCTTGCTACTGCTAAGCTAACAACTAGCCGAAAACAAATGCAAGGCATTGTGGATAATCCATCAAACAACGCTAACCGCTTTAATTTCTACCAGTCTATCTTTGCTCAAATGTTGTTGGGTGGGGAAGCCTTTGCATATCGATGGCGAAACGAAAATGGACGTGATATGAAGTGGGAGTATTTGAGACCGTCTCAAGTCTCATTTAATCGGTTAGATAATAAAGATGGAATTTACTACAACATCACTTTTGACGACCCACGCATTCCACCGAAACAGCACGTCCCGCAAGGCGATGTTTTACATTTTAAATTGCTTTCTGTAGATGGTGGTTTGACAAGCATAAGCCCGTTGATGGCTCTTAGTAGGGAATTAAATATTCAAAAAGCCAGCGATAAGTTGACACTCAATTCCCTTAAGAATGCCCTAAATGCCAATGGTATTTTGAAGATTAAAGGCGGTGGCTTGCTTGATTTTAAAACTAAACTCTCACGCTCACGGCAAGCGATGAAGCAAATGCAAGGCGGTCCGTTAGTGCTGGATGATTTAGAGGACTTCACACCGCTTGAAATTAAGTCGAACGTATCTCAACTGCTTAAGCAAGCGGACTGGACAACTGGACAGTTTGCTAAGGTCTACGGTATCCCAGAGAATGTAGTTGGAGGTCAAGGAGACCAACAATCATCGCTGGAAATGAGTTTAGATCTCTATAACAAAGCAGTATCACGATACTTAAGACCATTTATCGGTGAGCTATCTCAAAAACTATCCTGCGATGTGGATGCAGATATTTTGCCGGCTGTTGACCCTACTGGCTCTAATAGTGTCAGTCGGATTAATAGCATGGTTAAAAGTGGCACACTCGCACAGAATCAAGGCTTGTATATTTTGCAACAAGCTGAAATTTTACCTAAAGAGTTGCCAGAAGGGGAAAACCCTAATAAGACCACATTGAAAGGAGGTGAGATAAATGGGGAAGATTGACATTAAAGGCTATATAGTAAGCAATGACGATAGGGAATTCTATGATTTCTATGGCATGACCAGTACCTATCCTAAACTGGTACAAGATGCCATTGCTAACGATGAAGACGAAGAAATCACGCTAAACATTGCGTCAAATGGTGGTGATGTGTTTGCAGCTAGCGAAATCTATACGATGCTTAAATCAAGTGGCAAGCGTATTGTAGTTAATATACAAGGCTTAGCAGCGTCTGCTGCTTCCGTCATATCAATGGCAGGCAATACCGTTCGCATTAGTCCAACGGCGCATATCATGATTCATAAAGCATCTAGCGGTTTCGTTGGGAACAGCGATGACATGGAACATCAATCAGTAGTATTGAATAGCATTGACGAGTCTATCGCTTTGGCTTACGAGATGAAAACCGGTCTTAAACAGTCAGAATTACTTGATCTCATGGCTAAAGAAACATGGCTTAATGCCAAAACTGCTGTTGATAAAGGCTTTGCAGATGAAATTATGTTCTTTGGTGACGATGAAGAACAAATCATGGTTACTAACGCTGTACATCAGATGCCAAGCAAATCAGCAATCAATAAATTTAAAAATATGATTGCTAAACCTAAAACCAATTCTTTGCGTGAGCAAAAATTGAAAATTTTACTTGAAAAATGAAAGGAAAATAATTAATGAAAACATCAAACGAATTGCATGACCTTTGGGTTGCTCAAGGCGACAAGGTCGAAAATCTTAACGAAAAACTTAACGTAGCTATGCTTGACGATTCAGTTACTGCTGAAGAGTTGCAAAAAATCAAAAATGAACGTGACACTGCCAAAATGAAACGTGATATGTTCAAAGAACAGTATACAGAGGCTCGTGCTAATGAAGTAGTTAATATGTCCGAAGAAGATAAAAAACCTTTGACTGAAAATGAAGAAGAAGTTAAAGCTAATTTTGTTAAAGACTTCAAAAACCTAGTCCGTGGTCGCTACCAAAACTTGCTTGACTCTAAAACAGACCATTCTGGTTCTGATGCAGGTTTGACTATTCCTCAAGATATTCGCACAGCTATCAATACATTGGTTCGTCAATACGATTCATTGCAAGAGTATGTAAATGTTGAGAACGTAACTACTCTTACTGGTTCACGTGTTTATGAAAAATGGACTGATATTACAGGTCTTGCTAATATTGATGATGAAGCAGGTAAAATTGCTGATATTGATGATCCAAAACTTTCTCTTATCAAATACACTATCAAGCGCTATGCTGGTATCTCAACAGTTACTAACAGCTTGCTTGCTGACTCTGCTGAAAATATCCTTGCATGGTTGTCTGGTTGGATTGCTAAAAAAGTTGTGGTTACTCGTAACAAGGCAATCTTGGGTGTTGTTGACAAACTCCCAACTAAACCAACATTGACTAAATGGGACGATATTATTGACCTTGAAGCTAAAGTTGACCCAGCAATCAAACAAACTTCATTCTTCTTGACTAACACTTCAGGCTTTACAGCTCTTAAAAAAGTCAAAAATGCTTTGGGTGACTACCTCATGGAACGTGATGTAAAATCACCAACTGGATATTCAATCAATGGTTTTGCAGTTAAAGAAATTTCTGACCGCTGGCTTCCTAACGCTTCATCAGGAGTTATGCCGCTTTACTTTGGTGACTTGAAACAAGCGGTAACATTGTTTGACCGTCAACAAATGTCATTGCTATCTACAAATGTTGGTGGTGGTGCGTTTGAAACTGACACTACTAAAGTACGTGTTATTGACCGTTTTGATGTAGTAGCAACTGATACAGAAGCATTTGTGCCAGCATCATTTAAAGCTATTGCTGACCAAAAAGGTAACATTGGTTCAACAGCAGTCTAATTAGGAGGTAAGCTATGAGTGTATCTAAGGAAACTATCATGCAGACTCTGAATCTGGATGAGACAGACGACACGGCACTCATCCCAGCTTACATTGAATCAGCTCGACAGTACGTCGTTAATTCAGTCGGGGATGATCCAAAATTTTACAACCTCGACAGTGTGAGAGCTTTGTTTGATACGGCTGTAATAGCCCTAACAAGCTCATATTTCACGTATAGAGTGGCATTGACAGATACGGCAACATATCCTGTTAATCTAACGCTAAACAGCATAATCGGGCAGTTAAGGGGGCTGTACGCAACTTATAGCGAGGAAAGAGGTGACTAATGGCTAGAGTTAGATATTTACCCTCAGACTTTCGTTATAAAGCAGATTTTGGGACATATCAAAGCGCACCCAACAAATTCACTGGAGTGAGTGTGCCAAAGTTCGTGAAACAATTTACGCTTCATTACAAGCCACACACTAGAACGCTCAATCAAGAGTATTTGGCTCAACAAAATGGCGAAAGTGATACAATAGTTATCGTCATCCGCCACAATGCAAAAGTATTAGAAGGTCAAGTTGTCACTTTAAACGGCACTCAATATGACATCGTGCGTATCAGTGCAGACGAAAACTTTGGTTTTAACCACTACGACTTTCTGACACTTAGAAAGCACAAGAAAGTTGGGTGATAGCTTATGACAGGTCTTGACGAAGCGTTAGAGGGTTGGCTTAAAACAGTGGCTAGTATTGGTGATTTAACACCAGCGGAACAAGCAAAGATTACAACCGCTGGTGCTAAGGTGTTTAAAGAAGAGTTGGCAGAAGTTACTCGTCAGAAACACTACTCAAACAAGAAACATTTGAAGTATGGGCACATGGCTGACGGTTTATCTGTCCAATCCACAAACGTGGATGGTAGAAAAAATGGTGTGTCAACTGTGGGGTGGGTGAATAGGTACCACGCCCAAAACGCTAGACGATTAAATGACGGCACTAAGAAATATCGTGCTGATCATTTCGTCACTAATGTACAAAACGATAGCGCTGTCCAAACTAAGGTGCTATTGGCAGAAAAAGAGGAATATGAGAAACTTATCCGCAAGAAGGGAGGGGAGTAATTAAGTGTTAGCAACCGTAAAATTAAAAGAGTTAATTGAGGGTAAAGGATTTGGTGAAATAAGCGAAGTATATGCAAACAACTTACCTAAAGAGCTCGAAGATAACACCGATAAGACAATCGTGTTGCTCACCGAAAGCAACCCATCACTTGATTTAAGCGGAAATAATACCTTTTTCAAAAAAATAGATAGAGTAGAAGTACAGATTTTTTATAAACTCGATATTGATTTTGATATTGAAGCTTTCGAGATGGAATTGATAAAATTCTTAAAATCTGAACACTACTCAATAACAGATATAAGAGAACATAGCATAGACCCTGATACTTTACAGTTAACAGCGGTCTTTTTTGTTGCTTTCGATAGATTTATTTAACAAAAAAAAGGAGAAAATATATATGGCAATTGTAGGTTTGAAATTAGTGAAACTTGCTTTGGTTGACCCAAAAACTCAACAAATTATTAAAGGTGTAGAAGGCCTTTCAACTGACGGTGTAATCGAAATCGATTCTAAAATGCTTGGTACTCGTACCGCTAACATCTCAAACTTGGAAGGACAAGCTACTAAAGTCCCAGGAAACAACGAAGTACAGGATGTTATGATTGGACCCGGTTCACCAACGGTTGCTTTTGAATTTAACAACCTTGATTTTGATATCAAACAAAAAATCCTTGGATTCAAATCGGATAAAAAAGGTGGATATGTGTACCAAGGTGAAAAACCACACGTTGCAGTATTGATTGAGTCACAAACGCTTGACCGTAAAAACTCAGTTTACTTTGGGTTTGCTAATGGGATCTTCCAAGAGTCAACACAGAACGTAGCTACAGATACAGACACCGCTCAAACCCGTCAAAACGACCACTTGACATATAACGCATTGTCAGCGATTGCATTTGGCGGTGAGCCAATCAAGAAATACTTCACGGGTTCATCAACTTTCGATAAAGCTAATATGTATAAAGAAGTATTTGGTGGATATACACTCGCTACTTCTACAGCAGTTTAAGACACATCATAATTCGCAAAGAGGTCAGGCTTATGGCCTGGCCTCTATTTTTTTAAAAAAGGAGTAAAGACCACAATGGAAATCAGAACTATTAAAATCCCTGAAATCAGCAAGAAAGCATTTGAAGTATTTACAAGCAACCGCAATGTATTGCGTATGCATGAGTATCAGTTAGCAGTACTTAAAATCAGTGACACAATTGAAGATGTCGACACACAAGAGCAGGCTCAAGGTAGTTACTCAATCCTTAAAGAAATGCTTGGCTTTATCCGTGCTGTTCTTAACTTGAATGATGAAGATTATGACAAGTTACTCGATTTGGAAAATAAACGTACACAAGAGATTGCTGAGAAATTAGTGGGCTATATGTATGGTTTGACAGATGAGCAACTTGAAAATGCAACTGGTGAAACTGACCCAAAAGAATAAAATCAAAAGGTGAACAAATTTTTGATTTAGAAAATGGCATAGAGAATTTGAAGCTCATCGCTAAGAGATCGATTCAAGGTTTTGGTTGGACGTTGGAACAGTATTACGACACTGATTATTATGAATTGATGAAAATCTTGAATGCAAAAGAGGAAGAGAATAGGATGGTAGACCCAACATCCTTACTCTAATTTTTTAAGGAAAGGAGGGAATATAACATGGCGAAAATACAAGCTACCATGTCTACTGAAATAGCCTTAGACACGCTTCAGGCTGCTGACTCGATTAAACGATTAACTCAGTTAGTCAATAGTTCTACAAATGCTTGGAAGGCTCAAGAAAGTCAGATGCGAAGCGCTGGCGACTATTTAGGTGCTGCACAAGCCAAATATGACGGTTTGAGTAACACCATCCAGAACCAACAGCAAAAGATTGAGAAACTGAAACAAGAACAGTCTCAACTTAAAGGGAGCACCGTCGAAGTCGCCGAACAGTACCTTAAGTACCAACAACAAATCGACCAAGCTACTACACGCTTAGCTGCGTTGGAAAATCAACAACGTCAAGCTAAGCAAAGCCTTGATTATCATAAGTCTGGTTTGGCAGAGCTTCAAAAGGAATATAAAGCCCAAAACGAGGCATCTGATACCTACATCAAGCGTTTAAAGGCAGAGGGCAAGGAAGACGAAGCTAGACAGGAACAGCTCAAGCAATACAAGGGTTCAATCGCTAACCTAAACAAGCAGTATGAGACCCAAAAAGAAATGCTTGAGCGTATCGCTACTCAAGCAGGAAAGACTAGCGATGAATACCGTAAGCAAAAGCAACGCTTAGATGAGACAGCTACTAGCTTGGCTCATGCTCGTAATGCTGCTGATAGATTGAATGACGAGATTGAACAAAGTCAACGTTCTAGCACGTTCATCGGACACTTGAAAGAAAGCTTTCACCGTTTGGGGAATGAAGTCGACGATACTGAACAAAAGACCTCACGTTTAAAAGGTATCTTTGGGGCTACGTTTACAGCTAATCTTATCAGCAACGGTTTCCAAAATGCGTTGGGAGCTATCAAGGGTAAATTTGACGAAATTGCCCAATCCAGTTCCGAATACGTTAAATACCAACAAACCATGAACGCCACTTGGTTGACCTTAACGGGTAATGCTGAAGAAGGTAAGAAGATGGTCGATATGACCAACCAAATGGCACAAGCAGCGGCTAACTCAACCGAAATGGTTGATGGTATGAACCAAAAATTCTATGCAGTCACTCACAACATCGACTTAACTAAACAGCAAACACAAGCTATCTTGACTTTGCAAGACGCTTTTGGGCAAACCGATGCAGCAGTTGAAAACTTTAGTGTGCAATGGTCACAAATGATTGCGAACGGCAAGGTTTCAGGTCAAGACATGTTGTCAATTATCAACGTCTTCCCAGAAATGAAGCAAGCTATTAAAGACGTTGCAGCTGAACAGCTTGGTATTGCGAACATGACAACTGAACAGTTTGCCAAACTGCAAAGCGAAGGCAAGATTACGTCAGATATGGCTATCGAGGCTCTGCTTCGAACGAAAGACAAATACAAAGATGCAACCGAGAACTTCGCAGGCACTATCGGCGGTATGGAGCGTACCCTCAATAGTCGTATGCCAGCGATTATCGCAGCTTTCCGCGACCCAATTGATAAAATGAAAAACCCATTTTTAGGTAAGGTTAGTGAATGGGTAGCTGACAAGAGCACGGAAGACAAGTTTAAAACACTTGGTGAACACAGTGCTAAAGGCTTGGAAACTATCTCCAACGCTTTCGCAAAAGTCTTTAATATGGGCGATGGCACAGATAAGCTCAATTCATTCATGGACAAGATGATTGAATGGGTTGATAAAACGAGTGATAAAATTGCTCAAAATGCTCCTAAAATCGCTAGCTTCTTTACCGAACTCAAAAAAGGTTTGGGTTACATCATAGAAATTGGCAAGGCTTTTGGTGAAGGTGTTTGGGAGGCGACTAAAGGCATTGTTGAAGGTATCGCTGGAGCTTTTAAAACGCTGAATGGCAACAGTAAGAAATCAAAAGAACCTATCAAGGGCGTTTCGGATGCTTTAGGTGAAATCGCTAAGCACAAAGAGGCTATCCAGACCATCGGTAAATTATTCGTTGGTTACTTTGCATCAAAAGCAGTTTTAAATACCTCAAAATCACTTTTCGGAACGATAACAGATGGTATTTCAAACGTCAAAAAAGCTGGTAGTAAGGTCAATGGCGCTTTAAATTGGGTTATGGGCGTTCGTGGAGAAGACGCAGTAAATAATAAACTTGGTGGCATTAAGAAGATTGGTAGAGGAACTAAATCAGCTTTTAAATGGACTGCTTCTGTAGCAACTAAAACTGCTAAATTAGCTTTAACGGGATTACTAAACACTGCTAAATTTGTAGGTAACGGTATTAAACTTGCATTTAATTTTTCTAAAGCAAATCCACTGATTTTAATTGCTACAGCTGTAATCGGTATATCTACTGCTCTCTACGAACTTTACAAACACAATAAGAAATTCAAGAAATTTGTTGATGATTTAGCAAAGAACGCAAAAAAAGCATTTGACAACATTGTCAAATGGTTTAAGGATATTCCTAAAAATCTTAGCAAGACTTGGGAAAACATCAAAGACGGCGCTAAAAGCGGCATGAAAAATCTTGGTTCTGCTATCACCGGTAAACTTTCTGACATCGGTAAAGAGTGGAAGAAAGGCTGGAAGAATTCCAAAGACTATCTATCAGACCGCTGGGATGATATGAAAGGCAATACTAAGGAAAGTATTAAACGTCTTGGGTCTTCTATCAAAGATAAGCATGATGAAATCCACGACAGATGGTCTAAGACTTGGAATAAATCAAAAGATTTCCTATCAGACCGCTGGGATGACATGAATGCTGACGCTAAGAAGAAATTCGGCAAGGATTTAAAAGGTTTACTCTTTAGTAATCTAGACGCTATCGGAAGCAAATTTCAAGACATCTGGAATGGTATTCGCAATGGCTTCAGTGACATGTGGAACGGTTTGAAAGATTTGGCTGGTAACGGTATTAATGCGGTCATCAAAATTCCGAACGATGGTATCGACGGCATCAACGGCTTAATCCACGACTTCGGTGGTCCGAAGAACGCAATCGGTAAAATCCCTAAAGTTAAATTTGCGGATGGTACAGGTCTATTCAGCTCATACCGAAACCCAATTACTAGACCGACACTTGCTACACTAAACGATGGTAATGATAGCCCTGAGACTAACAACCAAGAGATGGTAATATTGCCAAACGGTAAATCATTCTTGCCACAAGGTCGCAATGTTGAATACCTCTTGCCAGCTGGTTCGGAAGTTATCAATGCCAGTGAATTGGCTATGCTCATGGGTGTTGAACGTGGAGCTTATGCTAAAGGTACTGGTTTTTGGTCTAAAATCTGGGATACAACTACCAATGTAGCTGGCTCAGTTTGGAATGGGCTGAAAAACGGTGTCGACAAATTCAAAAAAATGATTGATTTTGTCAGAAGTGCTATTACAGACCCTGTTGGTACACTAGCTAAAACATTTAGTCCTAATGCTGATAAATTGGGCGCTATGTTTACCCCGCTCGGAAATGCGTTGTATAAGAAACCTGTCGGAGAAGCTAAAAATTGGTGGAAAGAACTCTGGTCAATGGCTAATGCTTCAATGGACGAAGGCACTGTAGCTATAGGCGCTAAAGGCGACGACTATCGCTTCAAAGATAAAGCGAAAGACGCTGGAGTAGACCCATGGGGGTACTACTATCGTGAGTGTGTATCGTTCATTGCTAGTCGTTTGGCAAATCTTGGTGTTAACCCTAGTCTATTCAGTCACCTTGGTGATGGTAGGATGTGGGTCTCTGCAAGAGTGCCACACTTAAGTAGACCAAAACCTGGTGTAGTATCTGTCTACACAGGAGGGCCAGTTTCAAGTAACCACGTTGACTTTGTAACAGCTGTGCACGGTGATACTTATGATGGTGAAGATTACAACTATAACGGTGATGGTAAATATCATCAATTTACAGGTCGTCATGTCAAAAATGCTGCTACATTTCTTGATTTCGGTGTTCGAGATTTTGGAAGCAGTGGCGAAGACGGAAAACCGCTTAAGGATAAAAACAACCCACTTCAAACTTTGATTAAACGTCAAGTTGGTGGTATGTTCGATTGGATTAAGAAAACGCTTGGTCCGTTGCTCAGCCCAGCAGGCGGCGGTGAAGACCATCCACAAGGAACTGGGGTTGCTCGTTGGCGTGATACGGTAGTCAAGGCCTTGCAAGCTAACGGTATAGAACCAAACAACTTCCGTGTTTCTAAGATTTTAGCTACCATCCAGAGAGAATCAAATGGCGACCCTAATGCTCAAAATAATTGGGATAGTAACGCACTAGCAGGCCATCCATCAATTGGTTTGATGCAAACCATCGGGCCTACTTTTAACGCTTATAAACACAAAGGGCACGACAATATCCGAAACGGTTACGATAACTTGCTCGCTGCAATCAACTACATCAAACATCGCTATGGAACGTCAGACGCAGCCTTTAACCGTGTGGCTGCTTATGGTTATGCAAACGGTGGCCTAGTCCAAAAGAACGGTGTTTATGAGCTCGCTGAGGGTGATATGCCAGAGTATGTTATTCCAACCGATATTGCAAAACGTGGTAGAGCGTGGCAATTGCTTTCTGAAGCAGTAGCACGCTTTGCTGGAGATGCACCACAAGGAAATTCTGATAATACATCAAACCATAAGCGTGTTTCTGTACTAGAAGACAAGCTAGACGTCATGATTGGTTTGCTTAGTCAATTGGTAACTAATGGCTCTAAGCCAATTGAGATTCAAAATATCATCGATGGTAGAAGTGTTTCAAACGGTTTAGCGCCATTTATGACAAAAGCCACAAACGAATATGAGCGCAGGCAAGCGCTGTTAGGAGGTCAAATTATTTGATAGGAATGTCAGTAACTTATGACGGCAAGAACTTAACCGAATTATTCAATGAAGGTCAAGGACGTGCCGTTCCAGTGGATGTCACCAAAAACGTGGCATCAAATTTCAACAACAACTATCAAGACCAAGGGCACAGGCGTTATGGTCAGCAATTCCTATATAACACCTTATCAGTTAAACAGATTCAAGTATCGTTTACTCTAGTTGGTAACTACGATTACTTTAATAGCGTAGCTGAAACGCTTGGTGGCTATCTGAATGTAGATAAACCGAAACCATTGATTTTCGGAGATGAACCTAATAAGGTTTGGGAAGCTATCCCGTCTGGTCAAGCATCGTTAGCAGTTGATAAGAACACCTCACCGATTACCGCAACAGTAACGGTTACATTTGATGTTCCCAAAAGTTACAGCGAAAACAAAGCCGAAGCCTTGGTAAGTAGCGATGGCGAAACCAAGTTCGGCAGTATTAAAAAGGTATCGACTGGGCATTACAAGGCAACTTTAAAGAACTTTGGTACGGCTGAAACATACCCAGATATTAAGTTAAAATTTAATTCAGATAATGGCTGGGTTGGGATTGTGAAATCTGCTACTGAAAGCTACGAGGTTGGTAATCCTAAAGAATGGGATAACCAAACGGTTAAAAAGTCAGAGGTACTGTTTGATTACGCTTCATCAAACGGAGAGCACAGAATCCCTAACGGTTTATCTCAAGGATTGAAAAATGTTGGTATCTCAAATGATAATATCAACGACACCAAGCCAAACGGAACTCTTTATATCGATAATGCTTGGGGTCGTCCTCACATTGCATTACAGAGCGGTCAAGTAGCATCGGTTACTTTTGACATACCAAGGGATTCAAGCGGTGAAAAAGGTGCGCTATATGAATACTTTTGGTGGAGACAAATTTTTTGGCTCGGCTCTGCAAACCAAATGGGATACTTAAAAATCTGTGTAACAGATGCAAGCGGCACTTTCTTGTATGGTGTTGAAACTTTTAAACGTTACAATGGTTTAGGCTGTGAATATAATTTTCTAGCTGGTGACGGCAAGGGAGGTTTCCGTATTGTCGACAGGAAGAATTTTTTAGGAACGCACATCGAGCAGCACAACCCATTTAATGAACCTAGGGGATGGTCAGATATTATGCGGTTTGATGATGTCGTTCAGTACTACTGGTGGGGTTCATACCCAAGATATTCTATCCCTGAAATAAAGGGTAAAAAATCAGACAAAATCCATGTCATTTTTGGTAAGGTCGGCAACGCACCACTTGTTACACACATGTATTTAGATGATTTCATTTATCGAAAAGACAACGTTTATAAAGAAGAAGATATTCCTAATCGTTTTCACATGGGTTCTATCTTAGAGGTGGACATGTCTAAAGGTAAAACCCTTATCGATAACTTGCCAGCATCTAATGAGTTAACATATTTGTCTGAACCATTCAGCATTGGTATTGGTGAAACTGAAATTGACATTTACACGTCAAGCTGGATAGCCAAAGACCCAACAATTGAAATTTCATGGAAGGAGCGCTTTGTTTAATGCAAATCTGGATTCATGATAAAAGTATGCGTAAAGTGTGTGCTTTGAATAATGAAATTCCCGGAATGTTGCCATATACGAACAGTCAATGGCATCCATACCTTGAATACTCAACAAGTACGTTTGATTTTACAATTCCTAAAATTGTGAACAGGAAACTGCACGATGATATCAAATATATCAATGACCAGATGTTTGTATCATTCTATTTCGATAATTCCTATCATGTTTTTTATGTATCAAAACTCGTTGAGAATGATTTTAGTTTTCAAGTCACTTGTAATAACACCAACCTTGAATTGGCAATGGAAGTTGCACGACCACTTGCAGACAGTGGCGGTCCCAAAACTATTGAATGGTATCTTCAAAATCTTGAGTTGCTTGGTTTTGCAGGTCTGGAAATAGGTGTCAATGAAATTTCTGATAGAACAAGAACGCTTACTTTTGAATCTCAAAGTGGAACTAAACTAGAGCAACTTCATAGCTTGATGAATCAATTTGATGCAGAATTTATTTTCCGTACCGAATTAAACCGAGACGGAACTATGAAACGTTTCATCATCGACATCTACCAAGAAGCAGATGAAAACCATCACGGTATAGGTAAAGCTAGAGGAGATGTTATTCTCTACTACCAAAGCGGATTGAAAGGCGTTCAAGTTACTAGTGATAAAACGCAACTTTTCAACGCTGGTAATTTCATTGGACAAGATGGCGTTAACCTAAACGATGTCGAATTTGAGGAAAAGAACGAGCTAGGACAAGTAGAGTTCTATTCTCGAAAGGGCACTAGCTTCGTTTTCGCCCCACTGTCAAGGGAACGCTACCCATCTACCATGAATCCAGACAGCGCTGATAACTGGACACGTAGGGATTTTCAGACAGAATACAAGGACGTTGAATCCTTAAAAGCTTACGCCTTGCGTACTATCAAGCAGTATGCTTATCCACTATTGACTTACACAGTAGATGTTCAGTCTAGCTTTCTGGATAACTATAAAGACATCAATCTAGGTGACACTGTTAAAATCATCGATAATAATTTTAGAGGTGGTTTAGCCCTCGAAGCGCGTGTATCTGAAATGATTATCAGCTTTGACAATCCCACAAACAACTCGGTTGTTTTTACTAATTTCAGAAAATTGGATAATAAACCGTCTAGCGAATTACAACAACGTATCGATGAGATTGTTTCTAAGTCATTGCCATATCAAGTTGAGATAAGGACAACGAACGGTACAGTATTTAAAAATGGAGTTGGCCATTCTACTGTTAAACCCATCTTGAAACAAGGTGATAAAATCGTTAATGCAACCTATCGATTTGTAATTGATGGCTCTATTGTTAGCTCTGGTCTGACCTATACCGTCAAAGCAAGCGATATCACAAAACCAACTGTAATTACAATTTCAGCGTGGGTAGATAACAAAGAAGTAGCTTCAGAAGAAGTTACTTTTGTAAATGTATCAGATGGTAAACAAGGACCTAAAGGTGCTGACGGGAAAACACCTTATGTTCACTTTGCTTATGCCGATAGTGCCGATGGTCAAAAGGGTTTCAGTTTAACCCAGACTGGTACCAAGAGGTATTTAGGTGTGTACACAGATTTCAATCAAGCGGACAGCACTAACCCAGCTGATTATACTTGGAGTGACACGGCTGGCAGCGTTTCGGTTGGTGGTGATAATTTAATCGTTAACTCAGCTTTTCCAAAAGACCTTGACGGATGGGGTTATTGGGACGAAAACGAGGCGAATAACAATATTCATATAGATACACATGATTTTTATTACAACAATACAAAAAAACTATTTAGACTAGATACTAATTCCGATATTGGAGACCCTGCATCAACAAATCGTTTTCCGGTTAAACGAAACACAGACTACTCATTTAACATTATAACGTTTGCTACTGGAAATATTAAGGGTGTTACTATATATTTCCTTGGTCGTAAGGCGAATGAAACTGACAAGATGTATACCCAAGTTGTAAACATCAAATCATATACAAATTCACCGTCAACCACTCAAGCGGTTAAATGGCATCTAACATTTAACTCTGGAGATAGCGACGAAGGGTACATTCGCATTGATAATAGTGGTACTACTGACGGTAAAACATCTAGTCTATTCTTCGCTGAATTAGACTGCTATGAGGGAACCACTGACCGAGCTTGGCAAGCGTCACCGGAAGACTTAAAGGACGAGATAGACACTAAAGCCGATGATGCATTAACGCAGGCTCAGCTTAATAAATTAAGTGAAATTAATTCGGTGATGAAAGCAGAGCTCGAAGCAAAAGCATCCCTTGCCACTGTTAATCAATGGATTAAGGCTTATCAAGATTTTGTTAATGCAAACAGCGCAGATCGTGCGCAGGCTCAAAAGGCTTTGGCAGATGCCAGTGCACGAGTAGTGAAACTAGAAAATAACTTAAACGATATGTCAGAGCGTTGGAATTTTATCGATAACTACATGGCAGCATCAAATGATGGTTTGGTTATCGGGAAGAAAGATAACTCCAGCTCTATTATGTTCAATCCAAATGGGCGTATATCAATGTTTTCAGCTGGTAATGAGGTAATGTATATCTCTCAGGGTGTGATTCACATTGAGAACGGTATTTTTTCTAAGACTATTCAAATTGGACGATTCCGAGAAGAACAAGATTTTATTAATCCGGATCGCAACGTCATCCGCTATGCAGGAGGTATTTAATAATGGTTGAATTTTGGTCAAACAATGACCGTGGGTATCGCATCAGGCTATGGATTGACCAAGTTGGGCAGAATGTTCAAAATAATACGAGCGATGTTCGTATTCGTTTGGCATTGCTTAATCAGTGGTGGACGTTCGCAGGTTATCAATGTTATGGCTATGTCGATGGGTTTGGTCAACGGCTTGAATATTCAGGAAGCCCCTCAATGCTTTCCAACAATTCAGAGATACAACTAATTGACCGCACAATTACCGTTCAACATGCCGATGACGGTACTGGTGTTTTCGTGGTACGTGCTCATTTCAACGGCTCGGGGGGATACAGTCCCGGAAACCTAGACATAGGAAGCCAAACCATAACACTGACGACAATTCCAAGAGGGAGCACGGTAAGTGTCTCAGATGGGGTTATCGGAAAACAAGTAGACATTTCTATTGATAGAAAAATAGATGGCGCTACACATACACTACGCTATTCTTGGTACAACAAACAAGGTAAAATTGCCGACAATGTTGGAACGTCGTATAAATGGACAATCCCAGAAGATTTTGCGGACGACATCCCAAACTCAACTAGTGGTTGGGGTACTATATACGTTGATACCTATATTAACGGTAAGTTCATTCAAACACAGTCGACCGTCCTAACGGCAAGTATTGACACGAACCTCCTAAAACCATATTTCAAAGGGTTTACTTTAGAAGATGCCAACACAGCTACTCAAAGGGTAATTCCAGAAAAAACGCATTTTGTTTCCATCATGTCGCTCGTAAAGGTGACATTTAACGGAGCGCAAGCTCAACACGGGGCTTCGATTACTGGGTACTATGCTGAAATCGTTGGTGCTAACAACTCTGTTACTGAGAATGGCGGGGTGTTTCGTGAGGTGTCTGTTAACAAAGACACTGAAATGACCTTAAGAGGAAGGGTCAAAGACAGTCGTGGGGTTTGGTCTGATTGGGTAGAGACAAAGATAACTTTTCTATTCTATTTCAGCCCAATTCTAAGCTTTGAAGTGAGTAGAAGTGGGTTTAAGTCGGACACACTAACGATTAAGAGATACGCTAAAATAGCCCCGCTAGTTGTCAATGGCTCTCAAAGGAATATCATGAAACTTACTTTTTCAACTGCGAAAGTTGGCTGGGATAACTTTGTTATCGACAACGGGCAGGCAGGCGGTGAGTGGTCAAGCATTTCTGAACTTAATGCATCCGATGCGAATTTAGGAAATTCATACCCTGCTGACACTTCTTATATTGTCAAAGGAAAACTAGAAGACAGATTTACAAGCGCTTCATTCCGAGTCACTGTTCCAACAGATGAAGTTATTATGACATATGATCGTCAAGGCGTTGGGATTGGTAAGTACCGAGAGCGTGGTGCTCTTGACGTGGCTGGTGACATCTACGCTAACAACAGTCAGATTCAGCAATATCAGCTAAC